CGATACTTAACATTAACGAGGGAGCCGTTTCCAATAAGGGTATTATGCATGGGGGAATTATTGGAATCAACGACCTTTGGTGCAGTATTAACTCCACCATCACTACGCCGGACCTTACGTTTGATCTGGACGTAATCTCCTTTCTCATCACCTTTGTTTCGGATGAGTACACCGTCTGCTTCTAGGGTTGCTTTAGCATCATCGTCTAGGTTACAAACATTAACTTCCCAAACACCATCACTATCGAATGTGGTGTTAGGTGCGACAACAGACGCCCAATAAGCAGTACCAGAAACAATATTATATTTACGATCAACCATGTTAAACTCCTTTAGCTTCCTGCTGTTTCATGTAAACGATAACGAGTATAGCTACCACCTTCAGGTAGCTTGGCCTTGATAGTTTCAATTAAGAAACCTTTCTGCCTTAGTTTAGAAATGGTTGCTGTTAAATTCTCACACCAACCTCGTTCAATAGCAGTCTTACGAGTTACTCTCATGCCCTTACGAAGGGCAGCTAATACTTTAGATTCACACTTGGACATAAATATATTTTCCTTTCATGTCTGTTTCAGTATAATAGTTTTACCATAACTAATTTAGAATGTCAAGAACTTAATGCGTTTCTGACCAATTTTTTCCTACTTTAAATTCAGAATCTAATGGACACTTGAGATTGTGTATCTCTTCAGTCTCTTTAATTGCAGCGTTCGTAATCTCACCAAACTTTTCTGTGTCGGCATTGGCGACCTCGAATTGGTATTCGTCATGAACACTGGCTACAAGTTTTGCATCTACTCCTGACTCTTTTATTTTATCTGTCATTTGAACAAGCCATTGTTTACATATCACCGCACCTGATCCCTGTATCAAAGTATTAAGAGAAGCATGCGGTGATCTGATATGCAATAGCCTTCCGTCTAGTCCTCGGATAATGCCAGACTCTGAAGCTTCTGTCAATTTATTTTTTAATAAACCAAACTTAGGCATGTTACCCATGAACTTATTGATTAATCTTTCTCCTGTCTTTGCATCTCCTCCTACAATAGAACCAATCTTAGCGGCACCTGCTCCATACATCAATGCATAAATAAATGTCTTTGCTTGATCTCTCGTTTCAAGTCCAGCCATCTTTTGATTAGCTGTATGTACATCACCTGTTAAAATCTCATCGGTAAACCTTTGATCATCCATGAAGTGAGCAAGTCCTCTTAACTCTAACCCAGAGGCATCAGTCCCTACAAGACTATGTGTCTCTGAGTTTTCTACAGTCCAGCAGGAACGACATTCCTTTCCAAAGGGAGAGTACACTGCAGGTACTTGAGCCATGTTAGGTGAGGTGTGTGCCATTCGACCTGTAACAGTCCGTAGCGTTAGTACCCTACCATGTACCCTTCCATCAGTCTTAACAGCTTCTACCCATGAAGCTATCTGAGTGTGTCGTTTCTGTAGTAGTAGATATTCAGATATTAATTTAGCTTCATCCATATTAATCGTACTTAATACATCTTCATCTACAATCACATTACCCTTATCAGTTTTCTTTGTAGGTTCCCATCCTAACTCCATTAGTCTCTCACTGATCTGCTTTCGAGATGCAGGATTGAAAGGTTCAATAATATCTTTTAAAGGTTTACCACTTCTCTTGTGTACCCTGCCAGACGTTACAACAGGAGGAAATACATCTTGTAATTGATTGTAAATATCTCCTGACCTGTCTTGTAACGTAGCCATAAAGGTTGTTGCATAAGGAATGTTTAGATAAAAACCAAAGTCTTCTTGATCATTTATAATCTTTCTTATCCGGTGTTCTAAATCAATACTTATTTTAGAAAACTTAGAGCCTTCATCCTTTAGATAGTTGTACAGTTTGTATGTGATATTAACGTCTTGTTTACAATACTCTAACATATCTTCAGTGTAATAAACAAAGCTCTCTACACTTCCTTTCGGAAGCTTAAACCGTTCACCCCATGACTCTAGTGAGTGTCCACCATCTCTCATGGGATTAAACAACTGTGATAGGATTAAGGTATCTAAAATAGTATTGTCTTTAATCTCTGTACCACATAGCTTATTAAGCACAGGTGCATCAAAAGATAGACCGTTGTGCATAATAAACTGCGATACACTTTTTGCAAAGCTAGGAAACTTTGCTCGACATTCCTCGCCCTTGAAAACGTAGGGCTTCTTACCGTCGATGTCATAAGCCACTATACAGTGGACAGTAGTTGCTTCGTCTAGAAGCCCGTTCGTTTCTATGTCAAGGATACATTTCATAATGTAATAAATTCAGCCTTTTCAGTTGGAATAATAAAGAAGTATTCTCCTTTAGATACAAACCTATTGGGAACCTCCTTTAGTTCACAGTCATCCAGTATATTACTATCAATTTTCCAAGCAGATGTAAAGCTTTTATTAAAGATAAGGAAGCATAAATCTTTTTCATTGTTCTTTGCATATTCAATAAGTCTTTTCTTACGTTCACTTAGTTGAATATCTTTCCAATGATCAGGCCACTTACCATCCCATACTAGCTTCACCTCTACTTCTGTAAGGTACTGCTCACCATCCTTAGAGCTACGGATGTCTACTTTAAAGTCTTCTTTTGTAGATGTAATCTTATGCCCTATAGATTTTAAATATTTTTTACCTGCATCAACACTCTTTTTATTAACCATGTTGTACAGGTTACGGTCAAACTTTTTCTTAACTTTAGATGCTGTCAAAATCTGTCTCCTCATCGTCATCGTTTACTTCAAAGGGATTAGAAATCTCTGACATCCTACCAGTTTCCTTATCATAATACAAGTAGGTTGCTATGCCTGTCTCTCCTGTGTATCTGTTCTTGAGGATACGAACAACCGTAGTGTTCGCCAGTGTCTCGTCCTCTTCTTGTTGGTTTCTTTCCAAGGCTATCACTCCATCTGAGAGATGGGCTATGCTTTGACTACCCCTGAGATGTGCTAGGGATACCTCTCGTCCATCCTCATGACCCTTGTCACCTGATGCCCGTCGTAAGTGGGACACAAGCAGCAAGCCCACTCCTGTCTCCTCTACAAGGGATCGTAGCTTTGTCATTAGTATATCAATAGATCGACGTTCATCTCCATCTTCCTGACCAGACACAAGGATTGATAGGTGATCAAGAATAATCCATTTACAATCAAGAGCCTTTGCCATAAAGCGTATTCGATTTAGTATCTCGTCGTTGGAGATAGAACCGAAGTGATCGAAGGCAAAGAACCTACCTGTACCTACGGTATCAGTCTGCCATTTTTGTAGCTGGTCGATAGAAAAAGTATCTCGTATCTCTTTGATGTATAGACGTTGGTTAGCCTCAACAGACATGATGTTCAATGCAGTGTTACGAATGCTTTCTTCTAAAGCAAGTACACCAATGTTGTCCACTGAACTCTTCATGATGTGGTGCATAAGTTCCCGTATGATGCTGCTCTTACCCATGCCAGAACCTGATGTAAAGGTTAGCAACTCTCCAGTACGCATACCGTATATCTTTTTATTTAGGCCCGTCCAAGGATAGGGAACTGTCTCACAGAAATCCTCGTCGTATAGAGAGTCTCCAAGAGAATCAAGATTTAAGATACCTGCTGGTGTGTAAGGTTCTGCTGACCACCATGTACGGACAAAGGTTTCTTGATGACCAGTACGAAGATAGTCAGAGGCATCTTTGAACTGTGTAAGTTTTACGATCTTACATTTGTGTGGTTCAAACAAACCAGCAACTTTCTCAGATGCTTTCTGACCCTGTGTATCATTATCAAAACAAATAATAATATTTTCAAAGGAATTAAGATAGTCGAAACTTTTCTTGCAGTCTGCGAGGGCAGAGCTAGAAGACTTGACAGATACACAAGGCCACTTACTGCCAAACATTTGGTAAGCTGCCATAGCATCAAGCTCACCCTCTGTGATAGTAATATATTTACCTTTAGCAGAGAAATGTTTACGTCCAAACAAAACAGCACCAGACATATTACCCTCAGAAAGAAAAGCTTTGTTCTGAACTGTTCTAATTTTATTGGCTATCTTATTACCAGACTCGTCATGATAAGGATAAATATGTTTGAAGATAGTGCCGTTGTTATTCAGTGTGGTCACACCGTATGACTTGCAAGTATCTGTAGATATTTTACGATCATGCAGTGCAGTTACCTGACCGCTAGATAAATTAGTTGTATAGACATTCTTGATAGGCGATTCTGCCGCTTCCATGTTATCCTCACTTCCATATGTTTCGCAAGAAAAGCACCATGTAGTGCCGTCGTCGTACACTGCATTAGCATCTGACGATCCGCACTTATCACATGATGTGTGTCGTAGAAATTTGCCGCTGTCTTGTTCCATAATCTCTCCTCTATTTAATCCCTATACAGTTCGTAGAACTTACTGTATAGGAATTAAATAGTATACCTCATCGGGATCATACCCTAAGTGTCTAACCATTTCAACTCTATCCTCAATAAACTCTTCAGCTTTTTCTTTTGTTTTAAATGTTAAACATTTTTCGCTTCCATTCTCGTCGTTAATTTGTACCAACCATCTATCATTCATTAGTCAAAGCCTCCCATGAAGTAGGAAATAATTCTTTAATAATAGTGTCCCAGTATTTTGCGACGAATTGTATTTCTTCCTGTGCATGTGGTTCACTCCTTAAATTATAAGCTCTGGCCCATGCGTATAAAGAACCAGTAACATAGTAACTTGTATACATAGATTGTGGTAGTACCATCCTAGCCTGTTCTGGACAGACCCCTTTACCTAATAAATATTTATAAGTCCAGATACATTTCTTTATAGTATGGTGGTATTCGTCAACCATAGGAGGAGGTCTGTTTCCTACTGGGTTTATATCTATATGCCCTCTCCCACTACCTTGCTTTGCATTATCAGCTTTCTCTCTCCACACATCAGGATAAAAGAACTCTGGATCATCAGATACATACCTCCTTGATACCTCATTATAACTAAATCCTATGGTATGTTTAAATCTTTGTCGGGCAACAAAGATGGGAACAGTCTCTCTCATTGTAATAGTACAGTGGGTGAACGGTGTAAAATGATTATGTTTTGCAAGATAATTTATTAACTTTGTATCTTTTTCTGTAAGTAGATGGTCTATAGGTCCAGCGGGAGTTATGTTTTCCCATTCACTTTCTTTATCAAAAGAAACTCTAGCTGCATTAACTACAGTTAGATCATCACCCATAGAATTAATAAGTTCGATCTTCACCAGCCTCTTCCTCCTCTACTTCAATAAGTGTGTCTACAAAAAACTTTTTATCAGCCATAATCTCGTCAGTCTCTTGAGAGGCTAAACGTCTTGCTTCTTTTATGTCATATCCTTCTTGTTGATATTCTTTTACAAGTCCTCTGTAAATACTTTTTCTATCTCTATCCCATAAATTCTTAACCATCTTCTTCTCCATAAAATATATGTGTTCCTAATACTAATAGCCTTTTATAAGGCCAAGAAGGATTAACATAACTGGCATGATAATACAATGCTTTACTAAGGTGTCCCACCCTAGCACCCTCCATAACAAAGTTAGCAATATTATAAGACTCTGTTTTGGCAAAGCTATCTTTAAGATATTCAGGTTTACCATCACAGTAATAACTAAACTGACATTTATTTCTTAATGGTTTACCGTTACGGTGTCTCCCTGCATAAACAACAGAACAAACAGTATTTGGAAATTCTTTATGCTCTACCCTATTCATGATAACAGTACCAACTGCTAACATACCTAAAAATGTTTCACCTCTTGACTCAAAGTATATAGCTTCTGCTAAACAATCTAGTTGTTTATTATATTCTGTTTGACTTGATGCTGATGCAGTAGTCCACATCAACACTGAAAGAACTATAAAAATTGTTGTTAATGTTTTCATACTAATAATCCTAATATTAAATAACATCCTACAATCACTGCATTTATTACTATAAGTTCTATTATCATTGTTCATCTACTTTAGTTTAATTACTGACAATTGTTCTAAAACATTTTCACAACTTTCTAACTTAACTTTACAGTACTCTATTTCTTTTCTCAACTCTTTATTAATTTTATATTGTGTATAAAGTTGTTCAGTTAGTAGCTGTATTTCTTTCTTAGCTAGTTCTAATTCACTCAACATCTCCAATAAATTCCTTTGCTACTTTCTCCTTTAATAAAGATAAAGACAATGCTAATGTAAAGATTTGTTCTTCATTTTTACTGATAGAAATATCATTAGCTAAGTCTATTAAGTCGTTGATTTCGTTTAGTATTTCTGGCACTACACCTGTTCTATACTCGGTCATTTTTCTCTCTTTCTCTGCATCAATTAACCCTTGTAATGTTATTTTCATTCGCAAAGGATCGATATGTTGTATCTCTTGATTAGATAATTCTTTTACCAAGAATTTTAAATTAGTGAGTAGTTGAAAAGTCATCTGTAAATCCTGAGTCTGGGAAGTCATCATCGATTAGCTCTTCTAACATTAATAAACTTCCGTTTATTTCTGCATAAAGTTCTGAGAAATCTTTCTCTGATATTAAATTATTATGTGTAGAAGTTTTAACATAATCTAATACTAAATCATCGAGTGAAAGTTTACAAAGAGCTTTAATAGTATCACTACTATTGATATAAATAGCAATGTATAAACCATCCGAATGAATTTCAATTTGTCCATTAAGTTTTCCTAAGTTTAGTTTAGCTTCGATCATAATTGAATTAATCCTTCTTCTGTTGTATAGAATACTTTCCTAAGACCGAACTCTACAATACATTTGTAACATCCTTTGCATGGTTTAGCAAGTGCTAACTTAAAATATTTTGATCTATCCTTCTTTCTTTTTACTCTAACAACAACCATCGTACACTTTGATAGATCATCTCCCGCACTACGAACTGCATTTTTAATTGCTGCTACCTCTGCATGCAGGTGTATAGCATGCTCATGTTTACCATACCTTGCTTGAAAGGGGTCAGTCTTATACGAGTTGACACCTAAACCAATCAAAGTATTTTTATGCCACACACCTGCCGCAAGACGATAGCATCGTACTGGATCGGGAATATCTTGAGCTACTCTTGAGAGTAAATCAGTTGCCTTCTCCATTCGGATACTCAATGTTCTCTCCATGTTGTTTGAGTGTAGCGATAAAGTTAGCATGATCCATTAACATATTTAACAAAGCTTGTCTTGTAACTTTAATATCTTTAGCGTTCTTTCTTGCCTTGTCTACTGCTCTATGGAGTAGATCAAACTGATCGTCTGACGTATATATTTTCACCGTTCATCCCCATCCCCCTGAAGGACATGGCGCTGCTGCCTATCTTCCAGCTTCTTTAGGTTAGTCTCTGCCACCATAGAAAGGTTAGTACCAATCATCCTAGACATTTCAGATACAAACCAAAGAACATCTCCTAGTTCTTTCTGCATCTTTAGATTAGGTATAGTCCCTCTGTCTCCCCTAATCCACTTGGACACAATGCTAGACACTTCTCCTGCCTCTGCCGCAAGCCCAGCAGCAAGGTATTCAAAAGCTTTTTCTTTAGGATATATAGCGGTTAAGGACGCCCTTCTTTGGTATTCATTCATGTTCATTACACAGTCTCCAATTCTTTAAAGTGTTTAGATTGTAACCAACCTTGAACCTTTTCTTGTCGCTTATACAAAGTATCGGCAGACCCAGACCGGGTAACTGGGAAACGACTATCGTTATGACTAGCGTAATGCGTTAGTGCTGATACAAAAGCAAAGACATTATTACCTCGGACATTTCTTTCATCAATAAACTGTGACCATAACTTTGTAGCTAGTCGGTTTGGTTTGTACTCTTCTGAACCAGTAAACTTTTCCAAAACTTCTGCAACTTTTTCAGGATCAATTTTAGTGTCTGCCCATTTCTGATACTGGTCGGCAATCTCATGATACTTTGCCATGCTTTGTTCAAAAGCCAATACAAAGTCATCTGAAGCAAAGCTAGATGTATGACGCTTAGTAAATTTATCATAGCTGCCAGTGATCATTCCGTTGGTACAGAATACATCAATCTCTCCAGCATACAAGGTCATACCATGTTTACCATCGTATCCATTCTTAAAAATATATCGAAGCATCAGATTAGTACGATGACCACTGGATGTTTTAATAGCCTTTGCAAGTTTAGGAAAACGATACTCTGACCAAGTGATAAGCCCACTTTTACGATAGCCCATTGTATCTTTGATCTCTACGCTTTCAAGTACAGCCGGATCAAAGTAATTAATCATAGCTTTTTGCAAGGGCATGAGAACTTCTTCGTTCTCCACCGTCCGATAGCCATCACCCACAATACTAAGGTATTCTCCGGTGTCCTGCTTTCGCAGCATTCGTTTACCTTTAGCGGGTGTTCTAGTCCAGCTACCAACAACAGGCTCTTCATCTACTTTGAAAAATATTTCTCGGTCAGTGCTATAGAATTGGTCTAGCATTTTCTTTCTCTTCCTTTTCAAGTTGCTCTAATCTTTCTTCTATCTTTTTCTTTTCATACCTATCAAAAATGGAGCCGCCCACTGACATAATAGTCAGCGGGATGCATCCATTTAATATAGTTATTATAAAAAGAAAGCACAAGGCTTTCATCTTTTATTTTTCTTTTTAATACCGAAACGGTACTCGTTCTCTGTGAGAACGTCCTCGATCACCCACACCGGACAATCGAGGAACTTGTTCCCACCTTCCATGATCTCTTCATAGAGATCATTATCGATAGCGGAAGCCATAACCTGCTTCCACTTGTTTACCTTGCCGTCAATGCGGCGACTATATTCTACTTTCATAGAATTATACCCCGTAGTTGTTAATGATACCAAACCAATGTGTGTGGACATCTTCGACGCAGTGTGGATTCAGTCCATCTTTTAACATATCTATTCGTACTTGATCTTCCAAAGACCATTCGCCTTTCTCTTCAAGAATAAAAGATCGGATTGAATTAAAGTCATAGACTTCGCAATAGCCTTCTGTCTCGTCCATTAGTCTAGTCCCACTAGTTGTGAGGTGTATGTCATGAATGCTGCTACTGTAACAGCTAGTAGCACCGCTATAGGTAAATATCTATACATCTTTGTACCACTCTTCCATGTCAGTCATAAACGAATTGATTTCCATCAAGGCCAAGTCTCTTACGTCCTCGACACCTGCAACCATGCAAATGTACGAGGCAGTATCATTGTCGATTTGAGAATACCTATAGTATGGTTCATTAATGGTCATGCCTTGTCTCCAAAATCTTCTCGCCATTCCCATGTGATGTTCGATCTAAAGTCATCTATGCCTTTGGTAAGTTTTGCAATAAGTTTTGGAATCTCATTAGGGCTTACAATAATTAAGTTATCACCGTCTCTAAGGTAGACGGTTCCAGTTCCGGTATCACTCACTTCAACTTCAAGCATATTCGTTCTCCAAAATTTCGTTTACTTCCATAGCAAGATCATGCACTCCAGTATGTCCAAAGTCAAGAATTAGTTCTGCATGTGCCTTACTATCTCGGTCGCTAAGTCCCCAAGTCTTGATTGTATTAATCAAAACTTCCTCAAGCTTATGGTATACTTGTCCATGGATGTCATCCATTATTCCATTTCCTCTAGTCGTTTGAGTGTAACCCTCTCCGCAACCTCTTCAATCCAAGGGAGGTGGGCATGCGGATGCTTTTCAAGAAGTTCATTCAAAACTTCTTCAAAAAGATTTTCCCGAAGAATATCATTAGCAATGTGGCTCATAAGTCACTCCATACTTCAGATAATTACTGTTATATATAGTTCGTAGAACTTCACTATATATAACAGTAATTACCCTCCGATTGTTTGGTGTGTTTTGGTTTCCGAATGTAAGTCTTCTTAGACTTAACGATCTGTCGCTTGAACTGCGGTAAGCTCAAGGCATGCGCCTCAAGCCTTCTTTGTTTTATTTTTCTCATAGCCTTTCTCCAAAATTATTCATGTATGATAGAGACATTATTATACTACAGGATGCTGCCTTTAGGCAACACCCCATAGCAAATAATGTTAGTGTTTGGGATAGCTGATAAAGTCTATCGACTTATCCCAACAAGCTTTGCAAGGACCACAAGCATTGCCTCGCTTACTTGCTCCGCATTCAAAGCCTTTCGGATCGACTTTGTAAAAGACTTGTGATGCATGGTCAAAGCTAGGCTTGTCACCATTCACCATTGAGGCCGATACCCGAATGATTAAGTTATCTGGGATAGCTTTGCTATATTGTTTTACAATCCCTCTCTCTTGTGTAGGGAGCCAGTGCTGGATAGTTGGGGTAGCCTTGGCTACTTCTACAATGGCATCCAGCATTTCAACAGACTGTAAGTCTCCGCTATCAAACCAGCGGTGGAAGCCATCGAAACAATACCGATTGATTTGGAAAGCCATAGCTTTGATCCAATCCTTCGGATCAGATTGTTCCCACTTGGCAAGGTTAGTTTTCCAGCCCTTATCGACCGAAGGTCGTAGCTTCTGAATCTTTCTTGCATAGCAGGTGAAGCATGGGGTGCCTTCGATCTTTGCAAGCTTTGATCCAACTTTGCAAGCAAAGGCGTCGATTGCAAAGGTAGTCGAACCCATCTTGGTATTCTTGGTGCTGATAACACCGAAGGTCTTCGCATCTTTAACTAGCATGGCCTTTCTCCTCAGATAATTAATCATCTACTAGGTTCGTAAGAACTTACCTAGTAGATTATTAATTACCCCAGTTAGACGTTGTGAGCAACTCTTGTTTTGTTGTTCCGGTTATTCTCATAGATAAACCGGATACCGGATGATTGGCGACGGACAGTAGCATTGCTACCACCATCGAAGACTGACACCGAAGCATAGGGGATATCTAAACGATATCCACTATTTAGCTTGTGAAAGCCGTAGTTGTAGTGACCTTTCGGGTTTACTCGGATCGAAGTCTTTATTGTCTTTTTAGCCATAGTATATTTCCTTTGCAAAAGTTAATGGTGATTTCTAGTGAAGGCTCACCACACCTACCAGCGTCTTAATTTTTAGGGCGTTACTGGCTTAACCGGGACAATCCCTCGCCCTGCAGAGACTAGGCTTTATGCCTAGCCTCTACACCTTCCGG